TTACGGACATACCAGTAACTATCCAGAAGACGGAAGAGATATAGGTGCAGACCCGGAGTGGCCGGAAATAGCTTGTTTGAAACAACAAATATACCCTCCCCGATCGGCAAACGCTCAAGACAGTTGTTTTGGTATGATTTACAATGCGGTTGCCCAATTGATACCGTTTGAAATAGAACTAGGCGAGGCCCTGGTTAACGGCCAGCAGTATATACACCACACTGTTCCGCATCAAGATTGCGTTTGCGATAATGGCATAAGCTGGATCTATTATGTTAATAAACAATGGGATGATAGTTGGGGAGGCCCTACAAGAATATTGCTAGATGAAGTATGGCAAGATGTACTACCGAAACCCGGTAGAATATGTTTGTTTAAAGGAAATTTATCTCACCACGGGATACCTCCTAATGAACTGTATAAAGGACTGAGAGCAAGTCTAGTTTTTAAAACAATGAGAACCGTTCCTCTGCCATCTAAGCCAGGTTGGGGAAATGTTTAACAGTTTAGCAGAAGAAATCAACTTTTTTTCTATTAATAAAAACTTAGTGTGCAAAATAGAAGAAATATATCAAGGACAGCATATTGCTATTGTTGATAATTTTTATAAAAATCCTAAAAAAATTCAGCAGTTGTCATTAAGTATTCCTCCCACATACAATCAAAAAACAGTGTCTGGTGTACCCGGTGGGAGAATCAATATAACATATTTTTTAAATCATCTGACAGATTTTTTTAATCAGATTATAAATGGTATATATTGTAAAGATAACAACTACGATTGTTCAGAAGCAATGAATAGAGCAACATTTTGTGTTAATATTGTAAATCAAACTGATATTTTACCGGATGCAATACCGCATATGGATGGCAGTGAAGGATTTGCTGTTGGTATTTTTTTAAACAACGACGAAGATTGTCAGGGAGGAACAAGTTTTTATACATACAAAAATAAAATTTCTCCGAGCAAATATCCAGACTGCGATTTGACACCTACAAATTATCCAGGGTATATTATGGATGATTATAAAGATTTTAAAAAAGTATATTTGGCGAAAATGAAATTTAATCGACTAATAATTTATCCTAAAAATCTTTTACACACAGCATATATACCTAAAAATTCTTTTAATAATGAGATACCAAGGTTAGTACAGATGTTTTTTATATAGGATTTTTATGAAGAAAGATTTATTTTCAGTGCCAATATATATCGATCAAGTAGACTTAACTAAAATTGACATCGGACATCCTCCGACTGAACGTATTTGGCTTAGTGAAACACCGTCTACGATGGGTCAGAGTCACGACATTTCAGAAAAAACTTATGAGTATCTGATAGATATTTTTATAAAAAATCTAGGGCCTGACCTAATTGGTCCAAATCCGAGATTTGGCGAAATATGGAGAAACGAGTATCAACAAAACGATTGGCAAGATATACATATACACCCTAGAGCATCGTGGAGTTTCATTATATACGAGACAGTAAAAGAATCGAAAACAGTTTTTATGAATCCTCTGTATAAAGATATACAAAATCAATTTGGCACAAATGTAGAAATTTTTCCGCTAGATTTTCGCCCAGATTTAACCGCCGGCGATATTATAATTTTTCCTAGTTTTATTGAACATTTTGTAAGACCTGGTAATATAGGAAGTACTATTAGCGGAAACATTTATATGGATTATATATAATGAATTTAAATACTTTAGTTATTGATAATTTTTTAGACAGTCCTGATACAGTCAGGCAATCAGTATTAGATTTAGATTTTTATCAATCAGGAAATTTTCCAGGACTAAGGAGCGATCGTGCAGATATAGAATACGAAAACTATGTTCAAAAAAAAATCGAATCTTTAATAGGAGCTAATATCAAAGAATGGGTGCAAGACAGTTTTAGATTTCAGCTTTGTTTTGAAGATGCTGATACTTGGATTCATAAAGACGAAACAGACTGGGCAGGAATACTTTATTTAACACCTGATGCTCCTGTAGAATCTGGAACAGGAATTTATAGAAAAAATGCGGATAATTGGCAGTTAATTACTTCGATAGGAAATATATATAATCGTCTTGCTTTATACAACGGAAGACTGTATCATAGAAGTATTGTTCCAGGATTTGGAAATTGTGTAAAAACCGGAAGGTTGACACAGGTATTTTTTTTTAATATAGAGGATTGAATGGGACGTATTTTATTTGTAGGTGACAGCCATTCTATGGGATTTGTTGAAACAGATAGTCTTCGTAGAGATACTTTTATTGGCAAAGAAAGAGATAATATAGATATAATGTCAAATTTTGAAATTTGGCAGGATAATAATTATGCAGAAATTTATGCAAAAAACAATAATCAACCAGTAATTATAGGTGCTTTTGCAGGATGCGGTAATCATGAATATCTGAATTTAATTGCTCATTTTTTAAGACAATATGAGGACATTGAACACGTAGTGATGCAATCTACATATTGGGGCAGATTCCCCATTGCTATTAATCCAATGATAGACGAAGAAATTTTACCTTTAGATTTTTTCTTAGATGATAAAGACGAGCATACTGTGGAAGATTTAATACATCGGTATGGAGTAAAACAATTCCAAGAAGGCCCGGGAGGTTGGCGACTTCACACTTATGCGAAATTGATGCCTGAACATTTTCATATGTCTCCATTAACTCCGATACACGCTAATAATAGACCAGATCTTAACAACTATAGCTATATGTATGTTAAAATGTATTATAATTTATTAACACATTTACAATCAAAAGAATATTTTAAAACAATAGAGATGTGTGGTTTATTATGCGAACGAAAAAAAATCCCATTATCGATATGGAGAATGAATGATAGGGTTACTTTACCAAAAGAAACTGGCAATTACTATGCTAAATTAAATATAAATGTTTTTGATATGCCGGCACTAGAATATATAAAACCTTATATAAATGATAAAATACAAAATTATATGGTTGACCAAGAACATTATAATAAAGAAATACATTGTTTAATTGCTGAACATTTCATACCAAAAATATTGGAGAAAACATGACATATATAATGACCGGTATAGAAGAATACCCGGATGTATTCGATAGATATTATTGTAATACTGTAATTGATACATTCGAAACTATGTACAAAAACAACCAAACTTATATACAAAATAATATTAGAAAAAATAGCGATGATCGAGTTATGTTTGAATGGTCTAACGGAAATACCATTACTCATCACGATCCTGTGCTTATTGAGCCATTTTACAAAAAATTAAATGAAATTTATCAAAATGAATATATGGAAAAGTATAATATTTTAACTACTGCCGCCCCTCATACACCAAAAGGGATGGGGATACAAAGAACTGGTCCGCATCAAGGATATCATGCTTGGCATAGCGAATCAGCAGATATTTCTACCTGTGCTAGAGTAATTGCTTATACTCTATATTTAAACGATATTGATGAAGGAGGAGAAACTGAATTTTTATATCAGGGAGTAAAAATTAAACCCGAGCAAGGAAAATTATTGTTTTTTCCTGGAGGATTTATGTATCCTCACAGAGGAAATCCGATATACAAGGGATATAAGTACATAGTTACAGGTTGGTATACATACGATCAATAATGTTAGAAAAATATAAGAATACATCAACAGAAATAATTCCGCACAAATTTGTTATAGGTTTGGATAGAGACGGAGTTATAAACGAAGATACTGGATCTTACGTATCGTCCCCAGAACAGTTTGTGCCAATTCCAGGGAGCCTGGAAGCTATTGCCACGCTTCGAAAAAAAGGATACCAAATTACAATTATAACAAATCAGGGTGGAATAGACAAAGGAATAATATCGCAACAACAAGTTGACACAGTCCATCAACATTTGTTAGATCTGCTAGGAAAAGCTGGTTGTACTAGCATTGATGGTATCTATTATTCAACATCTAGTAATCGAAAAGATCCTTACGCTAAACCCAATATCGGTATGTTCAAAGAGTGTGAAAAACATAATTCTAACATAAAATTTTCTAAAGGATTCTTTGTCGGTGACAAAATAACCGATTTAAAAGCCGCGGTAAAAATAGGTGCAAGACCAGTTCTGGTTCGTACAGGTTACGGTTTAGAGACAGAAAAAGAACTAAATAAGTTTACTTATAGAGATATTAAAAATAAAACTTATGTATTTGATTCCCTAGCTGATTTTACGTCTCAGTTAGATTAAATATTTTTGAAAAGCATTTCGTATTTGTGGGAGGAAAAAATGCCTTTTAGTTTAAAAAGACCAATGCCAGACAAGCCTCAGATCAAAGAGTGGTATTCCCATGATCCGGATGGCGACGGCTATGTAGAAATTGTAAAATATAAAACTCGCGAAAGAGCTCAAGAGGTTGCTAACCAATGGGGCGGCAACGTCGAAATTGTGGAAGTAATTTGGGGCGCAGGCGAAGAACCTGAATCTTATCCAGATTACTAATAGTATGTGCCTTGAACATCAAGGCACAATCTCCCAAATATATAAAAATACATTTTGATTTTTGCTATATATAAAGCAAAGGTATATATCTATGGAAAATCAATCTACAATTCCGCAATGGAGTACTTATTTTTACATAGGCAAAGTAAAAGAACACTCTGAAATATTAACTCAATTTATTTCGTTTATTACAGACGAATCCTACTTTGTCGAACCGTGGATTTACTCAAAATGCAAATCCACCTGTCAGCATCCCAATAATGAAAATTTACCTTGGAATTATTTTTTTGAAGCTATAAAACCAAATGTCGAAAACTATTTTCAGTCCTTAGAACCCTCTGTGAATTACAATATAAGTTGTGATGAAGTGTGGTTGAACGTATATGAAAAAAACGGTTATCAAGAAATTCATGATCATGCATTTCCAAATCGGTCTTTTTCTTGTGTTTACATATTAGAATTGCCCAAAGACCAACCACCGGGACTTATATTTGAAAATACTAACTTCTCGATAATTCAGTCAACAGGAATAAATCGAATATTTGATGCATTTAATTATGAAAAATTTATACCAAATCTTGCTGAAGGAATGCTTATTATTTTTCCTAGTTGGGTAAAACATTATGTTCTACCTAACAATAGCACCGATCGAAGGACTACCATCAGTGCTAATTTTAAAATAGAAGGCGAATATTTGTGAATATCAATACTTTATTTCCGATACCGATAGCTTACAATCAGGTTTCAGAGTTGTTGGCAGATAAAGTTGAAAATTTAATAGTGAACCGATTAAACAAATTAGAAAGAGCGGAAACACAATATACTGATTTTTTCTTAGAAGATAAAATAGTTGATATAAACCGAGAACTTCCAGATCTTTTTAGCGAAATTTTACAATTAAGAGATTTTTTTGAAACGGAAACATCATTCTTGTCTTCTAGAAAAGATTTTCAGTATTGGATCCAAGACTATAGATCAGATAAAGATTCACACACAATACACGCACACGGAATGTACGGTATTAGTGGAGTTTATTGGATTAGAGCAAATGAAAACGCAGGAATGCTAAAATTTGAAAACCCGAATCCGTATATGTACTATCAAGATAATGCCGGTACCGGAAATCCTTTTGCATTTCATGATGCACAATTCCCGACACAACGTGGTGTTATTTTAATGTTTCCTAGCTATTTAAAACACGAAGTTTTAAAAGGAAACGAAGGTATTATTAGAACTACACTTGCATTTAATTTCGGAAAAGCAGAATGATAGACTTAAATGAAATAAAAGTATTTGATAATTTGTTTAGCGAAACACAAAAAGATTATTTTTATCATTCTATTTTCGGAAGCGATGAAAATAAAATTTTACCTTCAGTAGATTTTAGAATTAAATATGAACCAACCGCCGTTGAAGAACATTTTAAGCCTGTAAGCTTTATGCATATTTTGAGATCAGATCCTGTGCAATCTCCTTTTCTAGAAAATTTTGCGTGTATACCACAAACAGTGTGTGAACATTTAAATATTTTCTTAAAACATATTTTATATGGAAGAATTTTTTTAACTGTACCATATAATACAAACAGAAAACACGCAGATCCGCATACAGATTTAGTTTATCCGCATTGGGTTGTTTTATATTATGTCAACGACTCAGACGGTGATACTGTATTTTTTGATAATTACGATAATATAATACATAACGTAACTCCAAAAAAAGGAAGAGTAATATTGTTTAACGGCAATATTAAACACGGTGCAGGTATTCCTTCTGCAGGCCCTAGATGTATAGTTAATTTTGATGTAGATATATAAGTATAGTTATGTCTAAAATACCTGATAAAATGAGATGCTCACATATTTTATTAAGCTGGGATGGCGCCATTAATTCTTCACATTCTAGAGATTTAATTTTTGCAATTTATGATGCGAAAGAAATTATAAATGATCTTTTACAAGGATCTGTTTCTTGGAATGTTGCCTGTAAAGAACATAGTGCTTGCGATGCTACTTACTATCAGGGAGGCGATTTAGGATGGTTCGAGGAACATCAAATAACCTCCGAAATATGGAATGCTTGTTTAATAACTCCTATAGGAGATCTTTTCCCCGAACCAATTGACAGTCCTTACGGTGTACATATTATTACCAGAACAGGTTAGTCTGTTTTGCGATAAATATACTGTAGGGATTTAATATGGCCAATACCGAAACTTATAATTTTATTCGAATAATACCTAGAGAACCAGACTTTTTAAGCCGTCGAGTAGGATCTCGTGGAGAAATTTTTTACGATCGTGATTCTAACACTTTAAAATTGTATGACGGCGATACACGTGGCGGCATCGACTTAGCAAAAAGCGATTTATCCAATATCAGTAATGCTGATTTCAATGCTAAAGCAACCGCCTCTGGAGTAGGTGGCGGCAGCGGAAACACCACTGTTACGGTTGGCGACGAAACTCCTACAACTCCAGATAACGGTAATTTATGGTTAAACACCAACAACGGTTATCTATATGTTTACATAGATGACGGTGATACAGAACAGTGGATACAACCGGCATTTCCTACATTTAGTGGCGACTACGATGATTTAAATAATGCTCCCACACTTGCTACTGTTGCTACCAGCGGAAGTTATAACGATCTATCTGATACACCTAGTATACCTACAAATGTCAGTGAACTTACTAACGATTCAGGATATTTAATAGCAATCCCAGGAACAATAAGTTCTACTATTTTGGGCAGTGAATCAACACTATTGGTAGATGCCGACGCAGGTTCATTAAATACATATGCACTAGATCAAGTATCAGCTACAAACGGTCAAGTTTTATTATGGAGCACTGGCAACAGTCGTTGGGAACCGGGAGATGTATCTTTAGGTAGTTTCAGTTTTACAGGAACAAATATAGATACAAGTGATTCGTCTGCTATCACAGTAACACCTGCTATTTCGATGCAGAGTGATTTAACTGTAGAGAATGATTTAAACGCAGAACAAGCATTTATAACAGATTTAACTTTATCAGGACAATTCGTAAGTACAGGATCCGGAACACCGGAAATAGTTTCTGATAACGAAATTAATTTAGTTGCCGGCACTACTATTGTATTAAACGGAGTTACTACGTTATATGGTAGTTCTGAAATAACAGTTCCGTTAACTGGTGCAACTGGAACAGTTGAGCATAATTTCGAATCAGGTGCAGTTTTTTATCATATTACGCCTTTAGCTAATTTTACAGCTAATTTTACAAACGTTCCTGTGACCAATAATAGAACAACATCTGTTGCATTAATTATTAATCAAGGAGCAACGCCGTACACTCCGACCACTATACAAATTAATGGCGAATCTGTAACTCCTGAGTATCAAGGCGGCGGCGGCGCCCCTGCAGGAAATGCTAATCAAACCGATATTGTTAGTTTTACTTTAATAAGATATAATAGTGGTTGGTCAGCAATAGGAAGTTTAACAACTTACGCTTAATATGGCAAACGAAAAGTTTTATCAATTAGGTACACACACTGAAGAACAGTGGGATGAAATTCATAAAGAATTAATTAATGAAGGAAATCAGTACGAAGCTGTTCCGACTCGCTCTGTTGAAGCTGACGATGATAAACTTCACAGTCCTACTCGTGGAACTTATCTCTTAACTGATGAAGAAGCGGCTGAATTAAAAAAAGATCCTAGAGTTAGATTTATTAATATAGACTACTCTAAATACGAAGAATACAAACCGCCCAAAGACGAACTACAAGCAAGTGCTCCTCCGTTGATTAATAGATATTCTGGTACAGTTAAAAATTACAGAGAATTTGAAACTTCGGACACGCTACCCGGCAGCACCGATGAAACCGACTCTAACAGAGCAGGTTATCAATTATTAAGATGCCAACAAAAGTTAGATCCTTGGGTCGATGGTTCTCTAGCAGATAATGCTGTAGTTTCTTCAAACATACAACAATACGGTACTGGTAGGAACATAGATGTAGTTGTTGCTGACGAAGGCTGTTGGATCGGACATCCTGAATTTCAAAATAACTGTGTTCTTTCGTCAGACACAAACACCGATGTTGAACTACCTAACGGATATGTTGGCGGAAATGTACTACCCGGTAACGGAACGTGCGATATATTAGATTTAGTATTAGATTCGCCGTATTACATAGATCCAGAATGGTTTGATGCTGATCCGGATAATAGACTTGTAGAACGCTGGGACGGAACAATTGTTCCTGTTGAAAGTGTTGCAAGAGCCTGGTGGAGTAATTCAGCACAGCGAAGCAGTAAATTTGCTAATGCCGGTACTGTTACAATTGGTAGTTCGTATACAAGATTAAATACCAGCGGAGATAATACACAACAACCAATAACCGATCCTCCTTTTGTTTCCGAAGGCGAACATGGAACGCCGTGCGGAGCATTAACATATGGTAGAACACAAGGTTGGGCATATAATGCTAACAAGTGGATGTTAGATTTATACGGATCTTATGGCAGTGGAATCGAGCAAGGATTCGATTTAACAAAATTATTTCATCAACTTAAACCAAAAAATCCAGAATATAACACAAAAGATCCAACTATAATGTCTAACAGTTGGGGGTATCGTGCTAATAAGGATCCTAGCGGCGAAACCTATTACTACACACATCGTGCAAGCGTAAATAACTCATACACAACGGAGCCTTTGTTTATTAGTCATATGGGTACACAAGGCGACACCGGCCGTTGGAAATCAGAAATGAAAACTAATTCATTAACCACAGCACAGGATGAGCTTATAGATGCAGGAGTTATATTTGTAGTTGCATCCGGTAATAGCAATCAAAAACAAGTAAAATCGGATCATCCGGACTTTGACAATTATATTACAACAACCGATGGCGGAAGTTTAGAAGATTCAAATTTCACAGAATTTGGTGTAAATGTATTCGGAACTACAAATCGTAGAGGATTCCCTCAACAAGGCGGCATGTATACTGATGAGAGCGGATTGATACAGTATAAAACTATTAATATTGGTGCATTAGATGATGATTTTAACACAGGATTAGAATCTAAAGTAGGGTATAGTGATAGAGGAAACGGTATAGATCTATATGCGCCTGCTGACGGAACACTAGCGGCAAATAAAACTTATACAAACGAAGGTGTAAGACCAGATACATATACCGATCTTGAGTTCGGTACCGGAACCGCATACGATTGTGCGTTCGGCGGCACAAGTGCGGCCTGTCCGGTAGCCGCAGGATTTCTAGCAACTATACTAGAACATAATAGAGACTGGACATGGAGAGAAGTATTAGATTGGGTGGAAGCTTTACAAATTCAAGATGCATCAGATTTTTATTATGGAACTGAGTCTACAACGCCTACAGATGCCAATTGGACAGACTACGAGAGTCTAGAAGGTGGAAATGCAAGAGTAATATTCCAAGAAAATATACAACAACGATTTATACCAGGCAAAAGAAAAGTTTTATCTAATTTAAGAGTCAATGGACTACAAATTAAAAAATAATAAATACATAATAAGGAATTAAAATGGCTTTAAATTTTCCAGCAGATCCACAAACTAACGATACCTATACAGAAGGTAATATCACTTGGCAATTCGATGGAACCGCTTGGAATATTGTTGGATCAAGTTCGGCGGCTAACATTCCTAATTCATTTAATACGATAGTGGTGGACGGCCAAGAATCGTTACTAGCAGACGAAACTAACGATACATTAACATTTGTTGCTGGATCTAATGTTGTTATTACAACAAATGATCTAAACGACAGTATTACTATAAGCAGTACGGCATCAGGCGGTGGCGACGGCGAAGTAATTGAACAAGATTTGTTTTCAACTGTTAACGGAGATACTGGAAGCACTACCGCAAACTCTCCAACCGATATACTCACAGTATCAGGTGGATCGAATATTTCTACATCGGTATCGGGCGATGTTCTTACAATATCGTATACAGGCGCAACAGGAGCTGTAAATTTTACAGGTTTAGCAGATGTTTCTGACTCGGGCGCATCTATCGACCAGGTGTATCTGCCTGCTATAACAATGCTAAATGTTTCTAATGTAGGAGCAAGTGCTTATAGATTTGATCAATACGGTTCAACAGACAATCCTACGATCTATGCCATTAACGGAACAACAATTGCATTTAATTTAGACATTTCAGGACATCCATTTTTAATACAGGATTCTACTGGAACAAATTTCAACACTGGGTTAATACACGTTGCAACAGACGGAACAGTTTCTACTGGATCAGAAGCACAAGGGCAAACTAGCGGAACTTTATATTGGAAAATTCCAACAAGTGAATCAAGTCCGCCGAATTACAGATATCAATGCTCTGTCCATTTGGGGATGGTAGGAGCAATTACAATCAAAAACTTTGCTGGTATTTAATTTTTTATTTCGAACGATTAACACTTTTTATAATTTTATCCAGTTTTTTCCTAATCTCTGTAACACGCCCTCTACTGTCACTTACTACATCAGGAAGTGTGTTTCTTAAAGATAATTGCATATGCTGTTCGTTTATTTTTTTAACTTCTAATACTAAGGATTTAAGTAACTTATCGTATTCAGCTTTTACTTTAGGATTTTCTATCACTTCTACATATGATTGATAATTTTCCAATTCTTTTTTAAATCTTTCACTCTTTTCTAATGAAATCATAAATTTAACTCCAATATGGTTTCTAATTTAGTTTTTATAACAGAGCTACTAAGAGTATTCTTAAGCCCTATATGGATATTTTTTGGTAATTTATTTAAGTTACACCAAGCCAAAGATTCCGGCACAGTTGATAAAAATTCTTCTTCTACGAGACAAACATAAGTTCCAAATTCGAATCCGTTATCTCGAGATGTATACAATTCTATGGGTAAAATTTTTCCTTTCGAATAATCTTTTAAAAGAAAATCAGCATCATCTAGAAGAGATTTTTCTCTAGAAAATGTAGGAACAGTCCATTTTTGATCTTCTAGAATAAGCAGTATCCTACCTGTTTTTTTGGATAAAAATAGTAACCCGGCCCGTTGATTCATACAATTATGTATCAAGGATTCATATCAAGACGCCAGTAACCTGGAGAATATTCACCTTCGAAACTCTTCAGCCACTGTTCTCCGTCCCATTTGTATTGAATACCTGTTCTTATATTGGTTACATAGGTAGTATCTGTAACAGAAGCCGATGCAAAAACTGTTTCCCATTGTGTTCCGTTCCATTCCACAATATCGTTTTGTCTAAGAACATATGACGATTGTGTACTGCCGTCGGTGCCTTTCCACCCTTCAGCACCGTCTGTGTTGTCAGGATCACCTATTGTTTCTAACAATAGATATCTTGTCCCAACAGGAATATTTGCAACGCCATTCCATCGTTCTATGGGATTAAATGTTAACGGATTCACAATAGCATCTATAGTTCCTCTATCGTCAATTAGAGTATTTGTTGGGATTGTATCCTGATCAAAAGTTACTAACAATACGTCAGGATCTACCGGATTGATTGCAAATGTTCCTGACATTTCAAAACCGTTAGGCTGTAAAAAATAGATTCTACTGTCTGCCCAAGCGCCTCCGTAAACATTTAGCACAGCATTCCAGTCTAGATTTCTATTCGCAAATTCTTTTTCGTCTAACCCCAAACTTTGCACAGCCTGGGTTTTATCCACCACTGTTACTTCGTAATCGTAAGGTTCTCCATTGTTTGCCTTAAACAGTAATACATTATACAAATATGAAGTTACCAGTTGTGAATTACCCACACGTTCGCTGTACACTAGATCTTCTAAACTTTGTACATCGCCCTCTTCTGTGAAAATATTAGTGATAATTTTCTGAATTACACCTAGTTTTTTCACTTTAGCTGGCGGAGAAATATATATGGGCATTTCAAATTCTAAACTGCAAATGTCTATATCCGAGTCAGTCCCTACTGGGATTGTTCTGCTGCTAAAACTAGTGTTATTCAAATACATTGTAGACAGACTGGTCCAATCTATATAATTATCTGTGCTTTGAATTTCCAAACTGGGACGGAATAATACCAATATCTGTTCTAATAATTGAAGCTTTTGATCCGTGTTTGAACTCCATATATCTGCCTTCATTGTTAACTTGTATGGAACAGGCATTAATCTTTCAACAGTGTAGTTAGCACCTTGCTCGCCTGTGTACACGGGTTCGTTACCTGCTCCTGAACTGTCATAATCATATCGTCTTTCACGCACATTTATTTTACTAACAAAGCTGGGATCACTGAGACGTGCTTGATCCATTTCCAGTCCTGTGATATAACAGGCAATCCTAGGAACTGTCGGCATTTTGTTTTCTGAATTTTCTTTGATAATGCTGGCAACTTGTCTGGTCATATCACCATACATTACAGGCACAGTCTTTTGTTCACCATCTCCGGACTCGTATTTGAATCCTATAAAAGCTCGCATAAACTGGGTTACAAAACGTCTTATTTGACCGTCGTAAAAGAAATCGCTCATTATTCGTCAGCCTCTGGTCTTAGTGCTTTTGACAGTCCCTGTTTTTCTTTCACTGTTTTACCGTCAATTGTGGTTTCATTTGTGTTGTTAACGAATCCACTCAGTTGCGTTTGTTTTGATTCTTTGCCTTCATAATCTGCGCCTGTTTGCGTGTCGCTTGTTCCGAGATTGCTCATATTTGTTCTTACATCGTCCTCAATTCTCTGCCATCTTACACCGTTATAACGGAACAATCTGTTTGGTAGATAATCTGTTCTTAGTGCATATTGTCCTTCGATTGGATTTATAGGGAAAGCAATGCCTTGTGTGAACGGTGCTCCGTTTTGTGGTACACCGTCGCCAGTGAGGTAGCCAGGATATTTGTTGTATTCTGAAGTTTGTAAAACGGTGTCAGCACTAACAGCCATATACACCGGCTCGCCTGTTTCGTCAAAAATAGTATTACCATCTTCGTCCGTGGACGGAATCAAAAGTTCGTCGCTGTCTGCTCTTACTAGTGATGCTTTTCCTTCGTCATCTTTTTGGATATGGAAAAACTTGGTAACATCGTATCCACTCTGAGGAGAATCTTCTTCGGCTTGATCAAGTACTGCCTGCGTAATCTGCATTTCTTTTTCATATGTACTCACTATATCTCTAAGAGTATCTGCAACTTGATAATATGTTAAATCGGGTGGTGCTACTCCAGACACTTCTCTTACCACTTCGTATTTTACACCGTCTTCGCCTAATACAATCTCACCAGGGAAGTATGTGATGTTAGGATTGTATGCACCAGAGTATGCATCAGTGTTTGCAACATCGTCGAGAATTTCTTTGAATTCTTGACTGTCTACCATCGGTACACACTTGGCTCTATACAAATGTGGATACCACAGAGGCGAAAATCCTTCTGCGGCACGATTGACTTCTTCTACAACATAAAATCTCTTTAGTGCATATTGTAAATCGTTAAGAGCATATTCGTCTTTCAAATGCGGAAGTTCGAGCACATCACCTGCAATGATTTTTCTACCTAATTTTTCAACAGTGTCGTTTATATGAAATGTAATAAACAGTGTGTCGTTTTGCAAAAATAAACCAAACTGGCTGAGATTGAAATCTATATCAGTAATGCTGTAATGACATCTGAGCTGATAGATATCTGGATCATATTTTCTATCTCTGTTTTCTAAGAACAGCAAATCTTGAATATTGTTTACGCTGTCGCCTTCGTAAACCGGAGTCGACGCGGTTTCTTCGCTGGAACTTCCCGGCCCTAGATATCTGTGGACCAGCACGTCGGTGCCGCCTATTTGAAATTGCTCCCAGATAGTTTTATCAAAAAATTTGTAATCATTTCCTTTTTCGGAACGATATAAACTGAGTCTTGGCATAGTAATACTATTTACCGTAAAGATAAGGATAAATATAACTATGAGCCAGATTGAAGAACAGAAACAAGAAGTATTCGAATACTGTCGCACAATGCTCGGCGACGGAATGATAGATGTAGAACTTGACCCCATCCACTACGAAACAGCACTTAAAAAATCACTGTCTGTGTTTAGACAGAGATCCGACAACGCTGTTGAAGAAAGTTATTGTTCTTTAAATCTCATTAAAGATCAAAATGAATATATTCTTCCTCAAGAAATACAACAGGTTAGACAGATATTCCGCAGAAGTGTAGGATCACGCACTGGAGGCGGCGGTGGCGGAACTGTGTTTGAGCCATTCAACTTGGCCTATACAAACACATATCTGTTAAGTTCGACCAATATGGGCGGACTAGCCACATATGAACTTTTTGCACAGTACCAAGAACTGGTTGGCAAAATGTTTGGAAGTTTCATCAACTTTACTTGGCATCCCCAAAGCCGTAAACTAATTATTCAACAGAGGCCAAGAGGCGACGAACAGGTTCTTCTTTGGGTTTATAACACCAAACCAGACAATGTGATTATTAGCGATACATATGCAGGACAGTGGATTAAAGATTATACACTGGCAAATTGTAAATATATGCTAGGCCAAGCTAGAGAAAAATTTGCCACCATTGCTGGTCCTGCTGGCGGCACAGCACTCAATGGGGCAGCAATGAAGGCCGAAGCCCAGTCTGATTTAGACAGACTAACTGTGGAATTGGTTACACTGGTTCCCGGCGGTCAAGGATACAGTTGGATTATAGGATGAAGATAGAAGATTTTTACAACGAGGAAATAGACGAACTATACGAATACGGTGCGGCATTTGGTAGAAGCAAAGGTGGCAAAGCACCCAAGATGAAATTTCGTTGTCCTCCAAACGGTCCTAGAAAAAGTCGTTTGGTATCGCATCCTAGTCAGTGTTTTAAACATTTCAATGTAGCACAGAGTCAACGAATGAAAAAGACTCGTGCTAAGACCAAAGTTAT